ATAGGAAAACTATTATTAGATAAAGATAAACAACAATTGGCATTGGTATTGCCACGTGACCATGCAAAATCTACATTGGCTGCATGTGCAGTGTTGCATCGGTTTTTATTTGCAAGTAAAGATAAGCCAGAGTTTATTGCATGGGTTGGTGAAGCACAAGACCAGGCCAGAGATAATTTAAACTGGATTGCAAACCATATATATTCTAATCCTGCTATACATTACTACTTTGGTGATTTACAGGGAGATAAGTGGACCAAAGATGAATTTACTTTGAGTAATGGCTGCAGGATGATTGGCAAGGGTACATCACAAAGATTACGTGGTAAAAAACAATTATCATCAAGATATACAGGTATAATACTTGATGACTTTGAATCAGAGTTAAATACCAAAACACCTGATTCACGTAGGCAAATTAAAGAATGGGTTACTGCAGCAGTATATCCAGCAATTGATTTTGATAAAAATGGTTTTTTGTGGTGCAATGGCACAATTGTGCACTATGATGCATTCTTGAATGTGCTGGTAAGAAATAAACAAGAAGCAGAAAAAACAGGCGAAGAATATACTTGGGATGTGTATACACGAAAAGCTATTGAAGATGGTAAGCCTATATGGCCTTCAAGATGGCCAATGAAAAAACTAGAAGAACGTAAACAGTTTTATATTGACTCAGGTACACCAGCAAAGTTCTATCAAGAGTATATGAACCAGGCCAAATCACCTGAAGACCAAATATTTAGTGAAGACGATATAAACGATGGACTGTACCAAGGTAATGCACGTTTTGATGAATCAGCAGACTCTTGGTATATACAGTTTGCAAATGGAGATAGAAAGTATGTTAATATTTACATTGGAGTGGACCCAGCTTCTACAATCACTAAGCGTAGCGATTATTCTGTTATTATGGTTCTTGGGGTTACATCTGATTATGATTATTACGTTATTGAATATTGGCGTAAAAGAGTTCTGCCCATGGAGTGTGCTGATGAAATATTTAAGATTGCGAAACAATACACGCCCATAAGACGTATTAATATTGAAACGATTGCATATCAGGAAATGTTACGTGACTACATAATGAAACGCAGTAAGTCTGAAGGATTGTTTTTGCCTGGTATAGAAAAAGGTATTAAGAACTATAACTCTAAAAAGAAAGATAGATTGTTTGAAGGTTTGCAGCCTATGTTCAAAGCTGGGGCTGTACATCTAAAAAAGCAACACCATGAATTTATTGATGAGCTTATTGATTTTCCAAAAGGTTCTCATGACGATATCATAGATGCATTCTATCTTGCAACACAGTTTGCTAAAGGCAATCCAAAAGCAGGCACAGCTAAAAAAGAAATGCAACGTGATGGTTCTTGGATAAAGCCTAGAAAGATGTATGATTGGATGACAGGGAGACGAATATGACGCATTTGTTTATAAACATAAATTATTCTTATATTATATACTATGATTAAAGAAGATTATAGGGCCAAAGAGATTAAAGAACTTTATGACCGATGGTCAAATGCAAGAGAAGACTGGGATACAGCTGCTCGTGAAGATATAGATTTCTATCTTGGAAATCATTTTAGTGAGGCAGAAGCAGAAGAACTTGCATCCAGAAATCAATCAGCAGTGCCTATGGATAGGTTATATTCTGCGATTGAGCAATTCAAAGCAATCATTACATCTAAGCCACCTAAGTTTACAGCGGTAGCTAGAGAAGATTCTGATTCTAAACTATCAAGTGTATGGAGAGTTATACTGGAATATATATGGGATAACTCTGATGGCAATGAACAGTTTAAGCAAGCAGTTCATGATTATGCGGTAACAGGTCTTGGTTACTTCTATGCATACATTGATAAAGAAGCGGATTATGGTAGAGGTGAAATTAAGTTTAAACATCTTAATCCATTCAAAGTATATGTAGACCCAAACTCTAGGCACATGTATTTTGACGATGCTTCAGGTATTATGGTATCTCATATAATGAGTAAAATGCAATTATTGGATGCATACCCACAACTTGCACAGCCTTACGAAGAAGACAGTGATAAGATGTTAATTGATTATATAGATACAGAGAGCGATGAAGATTACCCGAGCCATCAAAATAGACGTACCATGGATTCATTCACCCCTGATGTGGTTAAGGATTATGATTACAAAAACTCATCAGAGAAATATAGACTTATGGAGTACTATACTAAGACACGTGTACCGTATTATAGATTATTGGATAAACGTGTAAACCAAGAACGTATAGTTGCTCAAGAACAATTTGAACAATTACAGCAAGACAAAGATTTTATTAATGCAATAGACAAAGGCTTTATTGACTTTGTTGAAGTGCAGCAAACAAGAATTAGACAGGTGCTTGTATTAGGACAGATTGTATTATCTGATTTAGTATTAGATACAGATATATATCCAGTTGTACCAGTACCGAACATATGGACCAACACTCCATATCCAATGAGTGATGTTAGAAAGAACAAAGATTTTCAAAGGTTCCTCAACAAAGTAGTATCTTTAATTACATCTCACGCACAAGCTAGCTCAGGATTAAAGCTTCTTATACCTCAGGGAAGTGTTCAAGATATTGAAGAACTAGAAAGAGATTGGGCAAACCCGAATGCCACCCTCGAATATGATGCTTCTTTTGGGGAACCACATTTTCCATCACCGCAACCATTATCGTCTTCAATCATGCAGTTGCCTGGATTGATTGAAAAGTATATTGATTTAAATATGGGTATTTTTGAAATGATGCAGGGCAATGCAGAAGTTGCACCTAGAACATCTTCAGCAACTATGATGATGGAGGATTTTGGACAAAGACGGTCTAAATCAAAATTAAGAGATATTGAAGGTTCTTTGAAACGTATTGGTAGAGTGGTATATAATCTATCTAAATCACATTACGATTTTCAAAAAACATTTAGAATTGCACAGCCTAACAATGACATAAATGAATACACAATAAACAAACGTATGTATGATGATAAAACAAAAGAACTAATGACTATTGAAAATGATGTATCGGTAGGACAGTTTGATATACGTGTTATTGGTAATTCTACTATGCCATCAAACAAATGGGCTGAGTGGGAAATATATATGCAAGCATATCAGTCAGGGCTTATTGATAAAGTTGAAGCTCTCAAGAAAACAGATATATTCGACAAGGAGGGTGTATTGTCAAGAGCAGACCAAATACAACAATTGCAACAAGCATTGGCTGGTGCACAGCAACAAATTAAGAAAGTATCAGGCGACTTACAAACTGCACATAGAGAATCAATACAGGCACGTAAGCGTACTGAAGTAGAAAAATTCAAAGCAGAGCTAAGTAAAGATTCTTCAGCTAGAAAAGCTGAAGATAAGCTCTCCATTGGTAGACTAAAAGATGCGGTCAAACTCGAGTCAGAGAAATTACGAATAGGTAGTCAAGCTCAATTACGACAAGAGAAATCGCAAAAGGAGAAGAAGTAATGACAGACGCATATGAAAACGAGAATCTTCCACAGGAAGGTCAACCCGTTGATAATGTAGGGCAAGATGAAGGGCAAGCAACTGGCGAGAGTTCTAATGCTAACTGGGAAGAACAAGCTAAATACTTCCAGTCAGAAAAGGATAAACTTGCAAGTGAAAATCAAAATCTTAAAAAATATGAAGCAATTGGGAATCTGTTACAACAACGACCAGATATTGCAAATACAATTACTGCAATGGTTCAAGGTGGTTCAGGTCAACCCGTAGGACCGCAACGTATTGAATTAGAGAAAGATGAGTTTGACCCATGGGAAGCCTATAATGACCCGAAATCTAAATCGTATAAGTTCAGACAGCAAGAACTGCAGGATAGCATTAGTACCGCAGTACAAGAAAGGATGGCAGGAGTTGTGAAGCAACAAGGAGTACAACAGTTGAAAGCTAATTTAGCACAGCAAGGTTTGACTCCACAAGAAGTTGATTCATTCATGAACTTTGCTGCTAAGAATCCTGGAGAGTATGGCGTTGAAGGTGCAATCAAAATGTGGCGTGCTGTGATGAACGATGGCCAAGGAACAGTAAATCCAAATCCTAATCCACTTGACAATGTGAGACAAACACAGGCTACACCAACACCTGGAGGAATACTTCAAGGTGAACAGCCTCAAGTCAAATCAGAGAAAGATGGAATGTGGGATGCAATTGCTGCTTCTGGAAGCCGAAAGAGTGTATTATAAATAAAATAACTAAGGAGAAAAACAATGCCTAATTATAATCAAGGGCCTGTAAATGCAGTAAGTGGAATAACTCCTGGTAGTTCAGTTCAAGATTTTGGTTCTAATGTAACCATGAACAACAGACGACTGTACGATTTCAGCGACAGGGTCGCAGAACTGTCACCAGAAGAATCTCCATTTTTTGTATATTTATCACAGGTCGCAAAGGTCCCAACATCTGATTCGCAATTCAGATTTTTGGAAGATAGAACACAAATTGCAATGACTGATAGAAGTTTTCAAATGGCTTCGGCTGCAACAATTGCTGCTCAAGGAGGAACAACTTCAATAGTGGTAGACACTGCAGGCGGAGCATCTGTTGATTACTTAATCAAAGGAATGGTTTTAAGTTTTCAAACAGATAGCAATTTAGATGC